ATGTGACCCTGGGGTGATGAGAGCTAGAATACCTGTGTTAGGTCCATCCACATAATAGATATATGAACTAGCAGTACCCGTGTGATTACTATTGATAATGATAAATCGGTAACCCTCAAAGGTGCCTGTACCAATAACTAGCTGATAGGAATCGGGAGGGTCAGAAGCACTAGACGATGAAGTATTAGATGTTGATGTTAGCAATGACCAAGGAGGTCTAGACTTAAGAGAACCATCAAGTTGAATATCAAAATTAATACAATCAACCATCTCGTCATCAGCAATTTTAGCTGGGTCAGAGTAATTGTTAATACCTCCTGAAAATGGACCTACTTCTAGTTCCTGTATTGCCGTATTAGTTTTGGAAGGCATTAAAAATAGCCTCCCCAGTATCCGTAGTTTCCGTAATTCTCATCTTCCGGGAGTGTTGTGATACGCGGATAGTATTCTTGTGAAATCCACTTATTACGGTCATTCAATTTCATAAGTTCATCAGCTACAGAAGCCTTCTTAAGTTCTGCTTTCTGATAGTCCTCATCCAGTTCATAAGCCTGCTGTAGACAATAATTAACTACAGTATTATGATATTGGAGTGGAATCGATAGATCATCAGCTAGTGTGCCTACAGAGGCGGGATGCTTAATATAGTATATCGTAAGTCCGTTAGTTACATTTTCATTAGGCTTGGGGAATACAGTAATCTTATTATTCCAAACCATGAAAATCTCAGGAATACCCGGACCATAAGGACTTACACCATCAGCAGCACTATAACCATCAATATATTCATTAAATTCGGCAAAGGACATCGGCTTAATTCGGTAACCCTTATACTTAAGGCTACGAAGTACACTAAAGTCTGCTGGGACGTCGTATTCCATCTGGCTTTGAACAATATTAGCTGACGCAGTAGTTTCCATAAGGCCCTCGTTTTCGAGCCCTACTTTTTCTTGAGCGTCATTAATCCAACGAATAATATCATCGTCAGTTATTTGAACACCTGACTCATCACCAAATGTACGTTTTACTCTTGTGACGACGTCCTGGACGTTCAAAGTCAATCACCTCCCCGTTCATTTTAATGGTATATGACGACTTATTATTACGAAGAATGGCCGCGGCCATCTCATGCAATTCTTGACGCTGTTCCATATCTTCTTTGGCACGTACTAGTTCGAGAGCATTATTATAGTTCTCGATAAAACTTAGCTTGTTGGGGGAGTTTGTTTGATCTGATTCAAATACTCTTGCCAAAAGACGTTCGTCAGCTTCTGGTGCAAAGCAGACTGCATAAGGTGCTCGTCCTGGTGGGAAAGCGACAACCCGAAAGGCAAGGTCTCTTTCACTACGCTGATTCGGGGGAATGAACTGGAGTTGCAATGTAGGATCATAATCCTGTAGGACCTCATTAATTCGAATCTGTTTCTGGCTTACAAAAGTTCCGTCTACAGGGAAGTACCAATTGCCATTAAATACTCTGTCTGACATTAAAGTACCCTCCTGGCTACAATACTCCCGCTGTAGACAGAGCTAGCAGTAGCAGCCGCGACAGCAATAATATTAGCTGTAGTTCCGCCAGGAGCAATGACACGAACTCTAAGCTGTCCAGTACCTACAGCTCCAGTAGTGCCAGGAACAGGATTAAGGACACGACTAATAGCCGTAGTACCTATACGCAGACGCATATTAGTTTGTTCAGTCGCAGCTACTGTAGTTCCACCAATAAATGTAATAGCTTCCAGATCCCAAGTTCCTGCGGCCAAAGCTACAGTTTCGCATACTGTAACTCCAGCGCCAGGAGCAGCAACCGTAGCAGTATCCGTAACTGAAGTACTATTCTCAGCAGGGTTGGGTATAGTTGCTACTCTGTTATTAGGATCAGTCTGATCCAGCTTAACTGTGCTGTTAGCCGGATCGATCTTAATTGTGTTACCGGTGGTCGCAATAGTTACTGATTGCGCAGCCCCACCCGCAGCAGTACTAACTTGTCTGGCGTAAGAACCATCTCCCAGTTTAACAAAGGAGTTTTGCTGCATAGTATTAACTGACTCGGCCTCTGGAGCCGCCATTAACCTCGTTTCATTTACAAGAAAGGCGCCTACAGGGGGTTAACCTATAGACGCCTCTCTAAGAGAATTACTTATGCTTCAGTAATATCTGTGATCTTACCGTGAGAGTTACGACGGTGGGTACCGAGCTGGCAGTACTTATAAAGTGTAGCGTCATAAGCATCATAACCAATAACGCGCTGCCACTTGGAACCGTCTCGGTCCATAAAGGACCAGTCTGATTCCCTGTAGATCTTAAGTTCCTTCTCGTTAATGAAGTACATACGGTTAGGCTGGCAGTCAACATCGGTGATAACCGGGATTTCACCGTTATCTGTAGCGAATGCTAGACCCTTAAATCCGCCCTCAAAGTCCTTCGTGTCACAATAACGTCGCTGCTGAGTAAGCAGGTTGAAGTAAGCGCGACGGACACCGAGGGTAGTAAAGATAGCCGTAGTATTCCCACCATTGGTGTAAACATCATCGACCATCTTAATCATCAGACCCTCAGAAAGAGCCCGACTAACCCCACCGTTAGAGTTAATAACAGACTTCCACAGAGGCTCTGTGGCAGGATTAATATTAAACAGAGGAGCCGTATCATCAACAATCTGGGCCAGACCGATAATTTCTCGGTTAAGCGAACCCTGACGGACAACAATATCCGTGTTAACTGTAGCTACACCAGGTGCTGTAGACACCGTAAAGTTGGTGTTCTTAGTAATGGCGGTAATAGTCACGCCACCTACAGCAGTCTTGAGGGTAACACCTGTAGCGTCGTAAACATCTACAAGCATTCCAACTTCAAGATACTGGGTATTCGTAGCCGGGATAACCGCAGCCGCGTTAGCACCAGTAATAGTAGCGAGAGCACCTACAGAAGTGCCATAAACCTGACGGTTAAAGTCCTTCGCCAGATCTCGCTGAATACCATTAACTTCCTCATCAAGAACTGATGCGAAAGCCTGGAAATTACTCTGGGCCAATTCCATAGACTGACCCGAAAGTCTAACAGAACCATACTGGTAGCTCAAAAGAACCTGAGCACGGGCATAACCCTGGTTCTGAGCTACAGGAAGCTGTTCCATTTCAAGTCGCGCACCAATACCATGGTTACGCTTGACGTGAACAGGAAATACAACGTACTTACCGCCGACTTCAGAAGTAACACCTTCTGAAGTTTGCTCAATACGCTTAGAAGTTTTAAGCCAATTCTGAAGCTGTTCACGAATACGCGGTTCGTAAATTTCCTTCAGAATATTAGTTGCTGTGGTGAGCGTAGCTCCCATTAACCTCCGGACTTAAGTTACTGTTGCCGCGCTGCGGCCTCAGCCATCTTTGCAACGAGATTACGAGTTTCTTTGTTACTAAGCTTAGTTGGATCGATCGCATTAGAGGGAATACCATTCCCACCAGAACTACCAAGAAGCGTAGGTGCAAAAGGCTGAGGAGTAATACGTTGAACCAGAGCCTGATAAGACTTTACTGCGTCTTCTCCAGACATACCCAGTTGCATCTTAGCGAGAACGTAATCCTCGTCGTATTCTCCATGCGCTGTCTTAAGATCTTCAAGTTCCTTATTAAGCGCGTTATCAGCGTTTGCATCCTGCTTAGCCTGCGCATCATTCAGTACAATTTGGGATACAGCTTGAAGAAGCCCATCATGCTGATTAAGCTTTTCCAGAATCTCAGGAGGAAGATTACTGAGAGGATTCTCTTCCTCTTCCTCTGTTTCCTGGCCTTCCGGCTGTTGTCCAAAATTATAAGCACTCTGGAGAGCAGAATACACGTTCCGAGGATTATTATTGATCTCATACAGGAGCCTAATACCCTGTTCGAGTTCCTCAGAAGTAATACCATGCTCTACATAAGGCTTATACGCCTCGAATTGAGCAAGCTGGGCATTAACAGATTCCACACGCTGGTTAGCGGAATCATCCCACTTCTTAAATGTAGGCGTAACTACTGAATGAAATTGTTCTGGCAGCAAATCAAGAACTTCACTCCACGCCGGATTAAGCCCTGGAGAACCTTCGCCCGTCGGCTCGATTCCCTGTACTTCTCCGGTCGATTCGATAGGAGTTCCCATTATTTCCTCTAATTTCCAGGCTCGTACCTCTCGTTACCGGAGGCCCTAAACCTATTTCAATTAAATGGGCTTACCTTCGCGAGGTTCGCTCTTAGATTTATTTTCCTGTGCCACCATAGCCCTTACAAAACAATCCTTAGCTTCAAGGAGCTTTCGAAGACCCGCAGTAAGCTCAGGATCATCATCAATTCTACCCAGAATAGTTTCAGAAAGTTCTGCGCAAGCAAATGAAATAAATCGAAGAGGCTCAGGAAGATGATCGTATTCAAAGAAACGAGTAATAGCTTCTACAGAAGGGTGTCTATTCATTAATTCTTAGCCCCACTATCCTTCTTGCGTCGGGCTGCGATACGTCGACTAATTGCATTCATCTTAGCATCTCCACCCGAGGGTTGTCCAGCGCTCCCTACAGGAGAATTATTAGCCTTAGTAAGACCAGGGGGAAGCTGCTTCTTCATTATGCGACCCTCGCAGTCTGGGCAGGGTAGTAATCAGTAATAGAAGCCTGCTGACCTCTACAGGCGCGCCAAGCGAAAATAAGGTCATTAAGAGTCATCGTCGCCATATTCTCGGCGGTGTAAGTAAACGCGTCAAAGGTATTCAGCGCAGTCTTAATTGCTGTAATATCCTCAGTCTCCGCGTAATTCGTAATAGGGTTAGTGGCTGCACCCTGAGTTCTACGAATGTCGGTATAGTTAAGATTTACTGCTCCCAAAAGAGCATCTGCCATTAGCCTCCAAATCCTCCACTAACGGGCGCCTGCCCAGTATCTACCATTTGTTGTGCTGTTCCATCAGTAGAAGCCTGTCCCGGAGTAATAGGCTGAGCACCTTCACTAGGAGCAGGCATACCAGGAATCATACCCATAGCCATCATATGCTGATTAACATGGGCTTCAAACAGATCCTTAATACGCTGAGGAAGCTGTTCATATTCCTGACCCTTGCGATAGTTATTGTGAACCTGAATATGAATTTGATGGTTATCGTAACTATTAACAGGTACAATAAGAGGAGGTTCAGTAGGCATGCCCATTTCATCTACAAGGGGTCCACCAGTATTAGGATCAACCATTATAGCTTGCTGAGTAACAGGATCAGTACCCTGGAAGGTTTGCAGATACTGAGCCATATTTTCTTCGGTAACAGTACTCATCTTCATATTCTCACGTGCAGCCTGAGAACTATCAATCTGAATCTCTTCATAAAGTCTGTTAACTCCGCCAACTTCCATAAGCTCAAGACCCTTTTCCGGTGGAATAAATCCATTGGTCATAAGATCCATCAATAGAGCTTGCTTACCAGCTTTAGAAGTTGGGAGAGCTGAGCCAGCCTCAACCCTAATATCCGTATTAGATCGGAGATCTGAACCAGCGAATGCCATTACATTAAATTGCCCATCGCGACCAACTACTCTAACTGCACGAGGGACAGTCCAGTATTGCTTCACATAATTGAGAGTCTGATAGCCTATCTTCTCAAAACCTTCTTCAATACCAGCAAATGTAGTACTGAGCATAGATTCGTCTTGCTCCTGTAGGAAGCTAATAGCCGTTGCGGCTGTTACTCCCGGAGGAACTTGACCCTTAGATACCTGATGCTGGCCACTAAGATCTTCAAAATCCAAAAGCTGTCGTTCAATTTCCTGAACAACATAAGAAGGAAGATCTTGAAGTGGAAGAGGCTGAGGAATAGGAAATCCAAGTTTATAAAGAATAACTTGACCCGGCTCAGTAGTTATCTTGGAAGCATCAATAGAACCTTCAGCCGCCAACAATTGTGGGTGACCCATACGATTTTTAGCTTCAATGATTTGACCACGAGTACGATTGTACTCTCGCTGAACAGGGATCAAGTCTGTAATAACTGAATCAGCATAGAATCTACCTGTAGGCAAATGAGGAAATCTAATAAATGGGTATTGCTGATGGTGGTAAGGGTTACCTTCAGTATACTGAACGATAGTATCACCGATAATAGTATACATTCCTCCATTAGGCATAAATTCTACATGCCCTGGCTTTACCCAAACTTCGTAACAGAGAATAGCATTCTTGCGAAAATCGCCTGCCCCAACAAGCTGCAAGAAGCTATCATTAAGGATATCGTTAGCTTCCATTACATTGGGCTGTGCCTTAATACCAGGATAACGCGCCTGTACCCATTCAGGACTCTTGGTCTGAATATGGATAATATAAGGCTGATCCTCAATATCCTCTACAAGCATATCGGGAAAGAATAGATGAAACGGAGTTATATTCTCATAACAAAAATCACCAGACTCACCCTGGGGATCTTTCTTATTAGGGTCCCAATATGTCTTCATAAAACCAGTACCAGTACACAAAGTCCAAAGCATAGTTTGACGAAACGTAGCTTTAATCTTCTTTTCTCTGTAAGTCGAGTCCCAAATTTGTTCTCCTGCCTGTGCAGCAGCGAGATCCTTATCATCACTTGATGCTGGAACAATAGTAGCAGTTGGCTTTTGTGAAGTCAACTTAGCCAGTTCAGTACGAATAATAGGCCGAATACGGTTAATTACAGGACGAGCACGATAATAAGGAGCAGGAGGGATATATAGCCGTACTCCAGTAGCAGCGCTGCTAGCAGAAGAAATAGGAATGACTGCGACATTCTGCTTGCCAATGTAGAAAGCCAGGTTGATATACCACTGTCTCTCAAGTTGCTGCCTAATCGTTCGGCATCGCATATGAGCAGATTTAGTCCACTCAATAATACGATTCTCCTGATCCTTACGCTTAGATGACTTAGCAAGATCAGAAAGCTGCTTATCACTATATTTATTATTGTCCTCTACAGTTCCACCCATCATAGAAGACATAGAGGGTTCTACAGTCAATTACCTCCCTTCTAAAATCCGTGACCCTTAAGTCCTAGCTCACCGAGAGCATCATCAGGATTATCATAAGCAGAAGCAGGATCAATACCTGCTTCTATATACTGTTTAGCAATATGCTTGGCTATTTCTTCATCATTTTGCGGAATAAACGGTTGGTCTACAGGGACCACACCATTATTATTCAAAGTCGTCAGAGTCGAAAAGGTCGTCAGATCCTTCGACGCTAGGAGAGTGTTCTGTCTCCTTATCTCCATCAATAGATCCGCTATTAGCTTCCACGCCTGTATCTGACTTTTGTATAGAAGCCACAGGATGATTGACAAGATCATCAATAGGACTATCGTTATTGCCAAGAACAGTGCGAAAAGCATCTTCCACAGCCCTATTCCTCAATGTAAGTTTATCATGCGCTACCTGGAGCTTCTGAAAATCCCTGTAGAGAGCATCAAAAGCAGACTTAGCAATAAAATCTACAGCAGTTGCAAATTCCTTAATGCATTCAGTACAGAAATAAACAGCACCATACCAGTCTAGCTGCTTACCGAAGTCAATAAACTTACGATCGTCTCCGCCTACACTACCGCACATGCAGCAATTACCAGGCGCAGCAATGGGAGTATTTAGTATCTGTACCCTACTCTGTGGGCTCACTGTCATTATCAATGTCCTTAAAAAGGTTATCAAGATCAACGGAACTAGTAGGATCTTCCTCTACAGGGGAAGACAAATTATCTTCCTCTACAGGGAGAGATTCCTCTACAGGAACTTCATCCGGACTAAGCATTTCAAAAGTACTAACCGATGAAGGAACATTAAGATCCGGGTATTTCGGGTACCGATCTACGTGATAAGCAACACGCGGTTCACGACCTTCGCGACGAGCATTATAATCTTCCCTAGCCTGAGCGTCTACTTCGTCGAGAAAAGGCCCGGCTCCTGCTGCACCAAGAGTAGGATTTTCCCAAATCTTAGGGTCAACATCAGTCATCGTTAAGTACCTCTCTCCATTCAGTCTTTTTATTTAGAGCCTGCGGAGTTAGATTAGGATCAATATTAGGAAGATGAGCCCACTTAGCACTATTGCCGCCAATCGCAGGAAGTTCCAACTTCTTAGGAAGCTCAGGCGGCTTTTTGAGGTCCGGAAGAAAGGAAAAGAAGTATCTGGCGGAATCACACGCGTGGTCATCTTTTTTATGAATTTCGTCATAAGGGTTATTCTCAGACTGTTGTTTACGTGATGCCCAAGTTTTCCAACGAAGTCTCCCAATCTCTTTGATCAGGTTACCACAATTCTTGGTAATGAGCCAGTTGGGTTTACCATCAGCACCAAAATCCAAATATTGATTAACTTTAGCTATACCAACTTTTACATCATTATTTCCTGGAGCCATACCTATTCCACGAATGGCGTACTCAACCTGGATGGAAGTTCCAGTAAGCGCCTGACGCTGCTGTAGGGCCGGATCACAGACTCTCAGATCGGGCAGTCTCCCATGTGTTTCATCCCGAGTTTTAATAACTTCCGAATGATAATCAATAGTTTTCTCAGCTTCATAGTGCTCAGCAAAAGTAATAACTCGACCATCAGGCTCTACACAATGCCATAGCACGGCTGTAGGATTATTAAATCCATGGTCTAGTGACATATACCAACGATTAGCAGGATGCGCCAATATCTTCATATCTACAGGATCAATAACGTGCGTAGCTATCGAGAAGTTCTTATAAACTAGTCCACCACGCTGAACAAAATGTCCAGCACCGCGAATTTCACGTTCTGCGGGAGTAAGTTTACTAAGAAAATCCTCTACAGCTTGTGGATCAAGATGGGGATTTTCTTCCATCCCTACTTCGATAACATCTATCTCAGGATCACCAATACGTCCCGGTTCATAAATCTGCTCGAAAATCCAAATCATTCCCTCTACAGGGGTTAGCGTGAACCATTCTCGACCCTTGCGGTCAATAAGTCGCGCTAGATTTTCAATCCTAATATGCTCTGGGGGTTCTTCGTCATAGTGAATGAAATCTCGACTAGTACCAGCAAATTTGTCTAGATCCTGGTCATACGACATTAGCTCTACAAAGGAACCATTCTCAAAATTAAGTACTCGCTCCGCAGAATCATAAGCACTAAACCACGATCCACCTCTAAGTTGGGATGGAGGAACCCATTGCTGTAGTTGAGGCTTAATAATCTTGTTAACACCATTAGCAAAGTCAACAGAAATAATACGTCCTGCTACTGGCCTATTCTTAGGAGTATCAAGATAAGGATGCTTACCGGTGAGCCACCAAATATCTTCAACAATACCACCGGTAGTCTTACCTGATCGGTTACCACCAATATAGAGTCGTACTGGCTTATCTGACTTATGAAATTTCTTCTGTTTTTCATGGGGTACATACGAATTCATATCCGGAGTGACGGCAACACGATTAAGACCATCTGCCATCTCTTTAATGGCATCTGCAAAATTAACGATAGGCTTTGCGTATCTAGCCATTTAACCCGCCGAGGCAAACGTATAGGAGGACCAGTATTCAAGTCCAGTGAGCCATGCATTTCTAACAGTAGTACCTGAAGTATTAAAAAACATGTATCTACAGGTGCCGTCTGGTTCCATTTTAACTCTCCCACCTTTGTAACCTGTAAGTCCGGTACCACTATTAATTGGGTCTACAGGGACGGTATGATAGAAATCAGAATTAGGTCTGAGTCCTACAGGGAGAGTCTTAAATGGAAAGAAACTAGTCATGTTAGCGATGCTCGCGTTGAAAGTAATTGCTCCACGCCAGTGCACAAAACCTCGACTATCGAGCGCGATAGCCGGGGGATACGTAGCATTAAGCGACCAGTTAACGTTGTCTATTACGCCTGCGGGGAGTACTATCCAAGGTGAAAGAATATTCTGTACTGGTCGCCAATGCCAGCCCCAAGTAGCATCTTTACATACAAGAATAAACGAGCTTGTATGGTCGAAAGAATCCGCTACGGCCTTCATACGAATTACACGATCGCCAATTTCGTAATCGCCAACTTGGGGGAGTGCTCCACCATTAGCAATAACTGTAGGGTCAGCACGAGTAACTAGCTTCTCAAAACTATCGGTTAGATTCTTTTTAACGTCAGCCATAGAATCAGTGGGGACTGGTTTAAATAGCCCATAGTTAGGCGTAAATTCATCAGCCATTAATACCACCACTTAAGACGATCCAACATAACGAAGTTTCCTCCGCCTGCATCGCCCTGAAATCTAACCTTAATAGAAGTCCTAGAGGGGCCAGCCTCTGTAGATATTCTAATTAGTGCTGCTGCAAAACTGCTAGCAGCAGTAACTGCCGAAGTGGCAGCCTCAAAGAAACTGAGGCCGCCGGGAACAGGGGCAAATGAGTTAGCAATAGCTGCATCCGCAGTAATTTCTACATCCGACCCTGTAGGCCAAGGATCAGCAGCAACATTAAGTAGGACTCCTCCGGATAGCTGAACCTGTCTGGTCCATTCATTAATTCGAATCCGAGGAGTAAACCCTGCACGTTCTACAGCAGGCGCTCTAAGACTAAGATTAGACCATGCGCCCCAACTACTAACATGATTAAGGCTTCTAACCCAGTTAGTACCATCATAAACAGCAATCCTATATTCATCACCAGGATGCTGCGGATCTAGACCCTCTGTCCCTACAGGGGGGGAACCTACTATTGCGCAAGGCTTTTGATTCCACCCCTGTAGCTTAAGGTCTAGATCTTCATAATTTTCATTAAGTTGTGTTTGTTCATCAACAGTTTCATCCGCAGGAGGGTCTGTTACGAAGTTGAAATCAAAATAGGTCATGCCCTCCTTTATGCGTCAGATATGGGATAATACGCATCATTAAGATTTAGGAAATTATTACTAGATGGTGCTCCTGCCTGACCATAGACTATAAATTCACATCTAAGATCAGGGTTCGTAGCGGCTGGAATAAAGATTCGTGCAGTTTGGAACTGAGTAAGTCCTTCTCCACCGTGGACAAAGAAATAACGGGACTTAGTAGGATGTGCATCTACAGGGAGAGTCATAAAGTCTGTAGAGACATTCTTCGGCAAACTGTCGAAATTATTAAGTTTCAATTTACCGCGCAGGCGTACCATACCATTAGCAATGCAACAGCCAATACGATTAGTACTGGAATCCACACTACCATAACCAGCTTCGAATGTAATATCAGTTCGCCAAGTATCTACGGCTGCATTAGGATCTTGACTAATCAAATTCAACCCAGCATGGCAATACCAAACAGCATTAGTAGCTGTCTTATACCATTTCATACCTACTTCTTTAACTAGGGATGAATCTGATACAGAAGCTACATCTGTCTTCATATACTCTACAAGGGTTCGCATCCTATAATCGACGCGATTTAGATTGTAATTAAGATCCTGCTCGACATTAACCAGATCGTTTTCACCAATTAGCCAGAATCTTTGATTGGGAGAGTACTCCCCCATTATTCGAGATTCCCGAGGAGCTTAAGGATTTGATCTGCCTTTTGATTAGCCTGCGCTGCCTGCTCCGCTGCATAACGCAGCATAGTCTCAGGTGTCCACAACGTATTCTCAGGATTACTAGTTGAAGTCTTAGCCTTATCCATAGCATCAGTTTCCCAAACATCCTTATAAACCTCGGGCAGAGGCAACGGATGGGTAGGCATCCCCACGTTAGGTCCCTTCTTAAGAGCTTCATCAACAGACTTACGGACAGGATTAATATCCATCATAGTATTAGCCTTCATACCAGGGTCCCATTTACCTGGCTGCCACATACCATGGAAGATAACGGATTCTTCATCCCATTTATGCCAGTCAAGAATAGCACAAGACAGCTTAACTCCAGAAGTATACTGAGCAGCTGACATAGGATGATTACCCGAATACCAAAATTCAGCACCATAAAAATGCCGGTTGCCGTCAGTATTAGCTTCGTCGTCTACAGGGGTTTCTGTCTCATTAATTACTGCTTCAAGAACATCGTCATCACCTAGACCAGCATGATTAGCGCGTCCCCAACCAATAAGCCAGACAGTACCATCTTGAGCAATACCAAACTGACAAAGGGGTCCAGGAAGATCCCCGTAACCATTATAAAGAAGTTCGCGCTGGTCATCATCATCTGAACCTGTGTGGTGCCACATAAAACCATTAACAGGTCCCCAGGAACCCTTATGATTGCGGTTATGGGTTTCCCAATCTCGGTATTCCTTGAACTTAATGTGCCACTTCTTAAGCTGCGAAATGATTTGCTCGGGAGTCATCGGAGGGGCCATTAAGTATCTCCACCTTAACTTTATAATACTGAGGATGGTTAATAAAGTAAACTTCAAAGTAAGGAGTATTGCCTACAGGGACAACAGCAATATCGTCATAAACAGCTTCTGGCATACAATCGTCTAGGACCTTTTTAGCTACCTCAATTACGTAATCGTCGAACAATTCTGTGGTGTTCATTACACCTGCCTGAAATTAACAAACTTCCCCAATAGAGTAACGAGGTCGCCTACAGTGGGCGCCAAGGGAATAGTCCACTCAGGTCGGGTTTTATTCGTCCCTGTAGGATCTATTTCTAGCGGACCAATTTTCTTAGAATTAATTCCAGCATGGTCGTGATCCCCAGGACTAGCCTGATTATGACCAGTTCCTAGAGTATGGTGCAACGCCCTAGCACTTAGATCTGTATCGGCGCGGTCATGATTACGCCTAGTTTGCTGTGGCCCTTCACCTGACCACTTAGACCTATCGTAATCATTATTATAAGCCTGACCGAATTGATCTGGAGTACTAGACTCCGAGGTCCTAGTAACATCAGACCTACGGAACTTATTAATCCTCATCTTAGTAGGTTCTAGAGTCCGTCCTACTCCATTATCTTCACTCACATTAGCTCTTTCATGGTTGCAGATTCCGGAACAATGGAGCCTTTGCCTACAGGGGAGCCTGCCTCAATAGCTAGCTGACTCATTTCTACAGCGAGTCTATTAAGTGTTTCAGGGTCCTGTACGTGCTTCTGAATAGCTTCCAGAATACGGCCAATAAGCATACGTACGTTAACTTGGTTTTCCTGATCCGGATCATAACGACCAGTGAGCTTATAATAGAGACTAATCGCGCTAGTGTTACCTTGCCTAACTCCGCGCATTAGTCCTAGATGAGCTTCATGTACTGAGTTAGCTACTAGTGCTTCTGTTCTCTCTGCTACGTACTTAGCAAAATCTCTATTCTGCATCCATGTTGACCACTCTTCAGTACTAACGCCAATATCCCGAAGTTTCTTCTCATCACTACGTCGGTCTACTAGATTAAGCATTAGCGCAGCAGCGGCCATTTGTTTCGAGGACAAACTAGTTTGGCCTACAGGGATTCCCCGAGCCTCCATTGACTTAATGAAGAACTCGTTTTCCTTGAGGTTAATAATACTAACCGAGTTAACATGTTCGAACTTCTTAGTAATTGTTAGATACTCTATGATAGCACGATCTTCGGGCATCGCGCCATACACACTATGATAGCGTTCAATAAAAAGAACGGCTTCCTTTTCCCAATCCTTAAGCACGATTCTCCAAATCTGCCCTATTCGTCTTTCGCGCTGAGCATCCGTTAATCATACACTTACGATATTCCTTACGAAACACGTGAACGTGTCGAGGATTAACGGGTTTAGCCACGTCATTAAGAGCCGCGCTAATAACGTCTTCAACTTGGCGTTTCTTACCGTTCACTGGTTTTAAACCCTTCCCCGATAAGTCCTAGCTTAGACATTACTTCCTTGAGAAGCGCCGGCATCTTATAGGATTCACCCTGTTCGTATTGAGTTACTGGATAGGGATGCATACACATGTCTACAGAGAATTCATGCGCAGTCTTCCAATAAAGGTCGCGCCAGTCTCTAAAGAGCTTGTGGTAGTAAATAATGTCAGGATTGTAGTGAGGATTAATTCCTACAGGGCGAAGCATCTTAGAGTTCTTAACGCTAAACCTATGCTCCCACTGCCACTTAGAATAGCTATCGATAATCTCTTCGGGCTTTACGTTTAGAACTTCTGATGCCCAATTAACCAATTTATGGTTGGGCTTCTCATAGAGTCCCTGTTCGACCCTGGCAACATATTGCCGAGAAACCTCTAGTTCCTTAGCCAAATGTGGCGTAGAATAGAGGCTAAGGGAACGTGCTCTAGAGATCGGATTCATGGTTGCACCCTTCGATTTGGTTTAAATTATTATTTGCTCTATTTTACTTGGTTTACATGGGTTTTGTCAAATCGATAGGAAGTGATTAGGGATAGGGAAACACGGGTGGAATTATTTGACAACATAAAGGCCACACCATAGTCTGTGAGCACAACACAGCAGCCGCTAACTCTGGAGCTAATAATGATCACGATTCTCGCGCTGGTTATCCGAGTCCTTATGGCTCTGGTTACTCCCACGCACGTCGACGTGGTCGTTATTCCTCCGATGCCGCAGTACTCCGCTGATGAACTGTTCGAGGAGTGCCTTTGTGACGAGTGCTGTTACGAAGAGGCGGTTAAGGCTTATGCCGATGAGTTCACCGCGCTCTTTAACAGCTACACCTATAAGCTCAGCAAGAACGGGCGCAGCATGATCAATGGTAAGTTTGTCGCGATGGGGGCGAAGTAATGCTTAAGAGCGACGCTCGTAAGGAACTCGAATCCGGTTATTACAGGGATTGGGAGACTGACGAAGTGTGGGGATTTATCTGCACTCACTTCCCTAACCAGGCTGACGACCGTGAACTCGAAGTAATCGTAGCCGAAATCGTATTCGGAGGGGCCGAGTAATGCAGTGTGCTATCGGATGTGGTCGAGTTAACCTCGGAAAGCACCCCAGCGGTATTTGCCTTCCCTGTAAGGCAGCGGCACGTAAGCGTTATCTCACGCATCGAGAGAACGTGAATCGGTTTATCGCATCGTGCGAGCGCGCTTATCTGGAGACGCAGCGCACCAAGATGATTTACGGTTAGGCGCAGCGGCTGAAGATCTCCGGCCCTTAATTGGGTCGGATTTCTTTTTAGCCGCAGCTGGAATTACGGGTGGAATTCTGGACGGTCGCTTCCGAACCAGGTAATGTCTTCCTTACAACAGCTCATTGACAACTCCATAGCCGCTTTACGAATCGGGCGCGATAGACGCGTGTCGCTATTAATGGACGCGCTAGGTAATCGTTAGTTCGTGTGTATGTAAGTCGGTTATGAGAGTAAGGCTTAACCTTGTTAATTCAACAGTGCGCGCCGTAGCAATTCGCAACGGTTATTAGGTGTTCTGGCCTCCCCTTATTCCCGGGAGTTAGACGCGGCAGCCTAATAACCAACGCGATAAAGGCTCTGACGCGATAGGCAGTTTCTAGCCATTTAGTCGCGTTTATTGAAGTCCATTATGCCAGGCATGACAGCTCTAATGGGCGTAGTTAATGACTCAGCCCTTATCTGAAACTTCCAGCATGACCGTTTGATGGTTCGGGGTGAATTAACCATTAGGCTGATAGATCTCTTTATGGGATTTATTAGCCACGGGTGCAAGGTGATCCATTTAGAATTCCTATGCACTGCAAAGGCACATCCATGCCTGTCAACCATGCAGGTGTGATACAATGGGCATTGCCCAACCCAATCGATTGAATACGGAGTCTTGCAATGGCTGAGAACACGAAGACCGAAGCGACCGAGACCGAATCTAAGGCCCCTACGGCTGAGGAGCTTAAGGTCGCTTATGACTCCCTCCCTGCTGAGTTTAAGCAGACGATTAATGATCTCAATGCCGCTATTAAGGCGCACAACGCCAATGTCAATAAGGTCGTTGCTTCTGAAGCTACTGACCCGAAGCTGATTAAGGCTGAGATCTTCGAACAGAACCCTGACAACAACACTAAGTTGGCAAGGCTTCGTGTCGAAGAACTTAAGCACCTTGAAGCGGCCGAAAAGATCCGTACTCAGGCATATGAAGTCATCGAAAAGGATGGCCTTATGCCGAGGGAACTTACGGAGGAGGAGGTTACGAAGCTGAAGGCTTCGGTTACTGAATCCACTAAGAACCTCCGGGACCAGGCCAGTACTCTCGCTAAGTTCGAAGACATGATGCCCATGTTTAAGAACAAGCTGGTTATTCACCTCGAAGAGATTAAGACTCGGCGAGGGACTGGAAAGGTTGGCGGAGCACAGTCCGCAGCACAGACAGGGGTTAAGCGTCCCCGCTTTAAGAAGATTCTGGTTAATGGCTCTGACCAGGAAACGATTAACGGCAAGACGCTTACTGTCTGGGGTGAGGCTAATGGGGAACAGAAGTACACCATGACGTTCCTGTCCAAGTTCCTTAAGGCTAAGAACCCCGTCCTTACTTGGACTGCTAAGGACTTGCAGGACGCTTACTTCGGAGACAAGTCCGACCAGTCTGAAATTGAGGACGAGCGTACGTTCGTTATGACTCACGAGTTTAAGGACGAAGCGGGTAACACGAAGTCGGTGAACTACGAGATCACGGCCATTAAGTAATTCGCCCAAACTTTAAGTGAACATTGATTGAGCCTAGGCGTAATCAAGCGCCTAGGCTTTTTCATCAACACTTAGCTAATGGGAGCGACTAATGAATAACTGCGATTGCATTAACAAGGACCCTAACGGTAACTGTCACGACGAAGTCGGTAATGAGATTCCGATCATCGAAGATTATGATGACGGATTCGATTACAGCCTCAGCTAATGATTAGACCCCTGAATCCACCTTCAATTGAAGGTTCGGATTCAGGGGTTTTTTCATGCCCTCAATTAGCTCAATCCACGCACCTATTAATTGAGAGACGAGTTTCGGGTAGAATTCTGGACGGTGAAAAATGCCAGACGACTATTGGGATTGCGGAATTATTGAAGGCACTACTCAGACAGGTCTTCACGAATTCCTTATTCAGTACGACTCCATTGAAGATCTTGAGAAATGGATCCGAGGACTTGTCCATGACGGTTACGTAATCACTCACTTTAGCTAGCTAATCCCAAGCCCCCTAGCCATTAGGTTAGGGGGCTTTCCTATTTAATGAGAAACCTTTTAGTCTAGTTAACTAAGGATTAAGCCGTGGCTAGAAAACCTGGTCGGCCTAATTTGGATGACATTCGACTTAAGACACCGAACCTTAGACCTCCCGTTAAGAAGCCTATTAAATCACAGGCTCAACTCATAGCTCTACAGGGGCTTATTCTTCAGCCCTTCACTATCAATTAACTAGGAGGCACTAGTGAAGCTCCGTAAGGCATGGCGCCTTACTCACGTAACTGTATCTAACGACACAATGACTTTCCGAAAGAAAGACAGCTATCTTCGAATGGTACGCATTCTTACGAGGGATGGTGTACTAAACCAGTACAAGACTGAGAGGGTGTTTATTCTTCGCTGAATATATAATCCCTCGATGTGTCACTAACGTTAGTGATAAACCGACACATCACTCATTTGGCCTACAGGGGGCATTCCTCGTGATTGCCCCCTAAAGCCTAATAACTCACAATCCTCACAAATGTTATTTTTTATATACTTTCAGACATTGAGGGTAAGGGGTTCCGTACACTCCACCCTTACCCTCATGCCGAAACGGTTTTACAAACGCCTCTGACCTGCTAGAATGACACAATCACTAACGGTTTTTCACAATTCGCTGATAAGTGATAGTGCAATACCCCGGCGTCGGGGCCCATGTCGGACTAGGATTACTATGGGCAGACCAGTAAATAAAGAGTACCGAGCACAAGTTCTAAACGCCTTTGATAAGCAGCTACAGCTAACTATTAAGGATGTTCAAGGTTATCTAGAAGATAGAGGTTATCAAGCGGACTATCAATCAACGCGCCGACTTCTAATTCGCATGACTAAGGAGGGACTAATTAGTGAACTCCCTAGACGTGATGGACACATCCTAGTCTATACGAAGCTCATGGCTAACAATCACGTTAAGTTCCTCAACTATGAAGGTGAAGTTTCTAGTCTCCTTAAGTTCATCGACTCTCTAGTCACTACTGAATTCAGCCCTATCTTTAGTGAGTTCATTCAGAAGCGCATTAAGAGCGCGATCCTAGATTACTTGGCTAGTCATTATGAGGAGCCCTATAAGGCTAAGAATCGTGAGGCTCCTAATACAGCTGAGATGCGTAAGGCTCTTTACGAAGTGTTGGATGGAACTAGGAAGATGCATATGTTTATCAGTAACTTCCTGGCTTCCCCTGTAGATAAAGACCGTTTGATCCTCGAATTTAAGTCTAGTTGTGCTGAACAGCACGCAGCTATCGTAGATAAGGAATTCCCATGAGTCCCGAAGAAGCTATTAGAATCGTTGAAGATTATGCTCCTCGTGAACTAATTAACGAAATTGATCCGAGGGTATATATGGAGTTGGCTAAGGTAATTAAGGGCACCCTCCCTGTAGAGGAATCTTAGTTATGGACCACATTAATGAAGCTAGCTACGATGAACTTCTAAATGGTGGGAATTTTCTTACGTCGAACCTTGTTGCCACTATTCGTGACGAGGCTATTGAAGCCATAGTTAATTGTAATGAATGGATCACAATTAAATATAAGGATGGCAGTATCTTGAGGGTGACTCTATAGTGCCATCCTACCCTGTAGATGAACTACCCCCTAACCATAAAGCTCTAGTCGAACTATTGGTTAGCCTTAAGGTTGGTTCAGCTATAGTTACTGATAACGAAGTCTTGATTACTTACAACAATCGCGCTGAAACTCTCTTCGTTAGGACTAGCAATGTTTCGAGTAACGGTTCTTAACCTCACCGAGAACACTAAGGATTCATGGGAGTACGATAGGCTTATTGATGCGCTACAGGTGGCTCAGAACGTAGACGTGTCTACTCCTGATGAGTTTATGGCTAAGCCTGCTATGACTCCTGAATTCTTCGCAGAGAATCTGTGGATGCTTCTTACTCACGGATTCGTTAACGTTCGTAAGGATGTAATGGTCTTCCTCTGGCGAATTGACGAGGATGGAATAGAGCGTCCGGTAGTTAGCGCGATTGATATGCTTAGGGGTATTCGCTTCCCGGTTGGGGCTATCCCTAATTCAAGGCCCCCTGTAGAGGACACTAACATTGTGCGCGGGAGTGATTAATAATGATTCCGATTGTTACCGCAGTAGTTCGCTATTTGTCGGGTAAGTCAGAAGTGTTTATTGGCTCTCCTGGTGAAGTTCAGAATAACCTTGAGGGGTTCTCTGTAGAACCTCAAGAACTTCAACCTAAGTGGGATGTTCTTATGACAGGTACTCCGGTTACTTTCTATAATGATCGAGAAGTAATTATCTTTCTGAATACTGCAAGGCTTAGGAATACTTCTATCTTGGGACGAGCAGAATGATTACGATTAGGACTACTCAAAACGTAGAGACTAAGGGATTCGTTTACGTTCGTATCGGAGACTAATAATGGACCCGTGTTGTGGTGGTATGGCAATGAACGGTGAATGTGATTTTCTTTGTGAGAATTACATTGACGAGGCAGATGCTCGCGAAACTTTTGATAGCCTGGAGGATATGGAATGATTACACGCGTGTTTAGTGGATTCGGTTTTGAGATTGAACTCCCTGTAGACTAGCTCTTAAGGTTCCGAAATGGTTATATGGCGTAATATCTGTATAGTGCTCGGATTGATTAGTAGTTATGGTGTCTATTTCGGATTAAGTAAGGGCCGGGTAGAAGTTGTGACTATTACAATCGTATGCGCAGTAATGTGCGCTTTCCTTGGAATTTATTGCCACGAAGAAGCGAGGGACGAAGATGTTTAATCTCGATAGGTGGGCTTATTACACAGCTCAAAAGCACAATACCCATGTGAGTAATGTGTTCGCAGGCCAGTTTAACTGGGTTCAGTTTACTCCGGCTCAGCGACGTCGGGTAATTAAGAAGGCTCGTAAGAACAATGACCAGACGATTGGATATTTCTAGTGAGATTTTATCTCGTTAAGATACTCTTCGTTACGGAACCTTTTGAGTTCAGACATCTTAAGGTGTATAACCATGAGTCTGGCGCGAAGGAACTCAAGAACCTTAAGAATTGGCGTTATGAAAAGTACCACACTCTCGTTACTTCTCGCAGAGTAGCTTGGACGGAAAAAGACTCCAATCTTCATAACGTCTATCTACAGCTCCCTGTAGAGGAACTCCGTAAAATCCCCCCACTTAATAGGGTATGTCACGCTTTCGTTAGTCACGTGATGCCCTATATTACGCATACTAAGGACACTCTTGAAACTCCTCCAGATCGACATCACTGAAGATGGGGGACTTTATAAAGTCTCTCTGATTGGGCATAGTAACGAGGCTCACGTAACGAGTAAACGTGATGTTCTTAATGCTATCGGAGAGATGATGGATAGTAAGTGCGCTACTAATAACTGCTCATGTGAAGGAGTTAAGAAATGATTCTCTCAGGATTCTTTAGGTGTGTTTGTGGTAAGTTGCACTGCTATGGGGGTATTACGGTTATCTCCAAGTGCAAGTGCGGTAAGAGTCTTTCTAAGTAGTTAGTTCCCTTCGCGCTAGGAGTTCCTTAGCCTAGCGTGTTGGGACCATAACTAATTAGGAGGGTAACTAATGTATCAGCTCATCTGTAAGGATGAAGTTAACTCTGAGAATAATTTCACAGAGGCGTTTAACGATCGTCTGGCGATTCTTAATGAGATTGCGAGGCTGTATGGGCGCGAAGTAGTCGAGGAATTTATGGAAGTTATTCTAGATCGAAGCCCGGTTAAACTAGACATTACTAATTATGGTAAAGTCCAGTTTCAAATGAAGTAACCCAGACTTAGTGATACTACGTCTACAGGGTTTAAGGCTTAGTCCTTAACCCCTGTAGGCTAGGAGTTTACTAATCCCTGTAGGCTCAATCGATTGTTCCGAATTTGAAAGGCTATTTATCGTGGCTGTTAAGGATTCTAACAACTTCGTCGTTATCCTGTCGTACCTTGGTACTGATATCGCTCTTGGTTATGACTCTCTCGGTGAGGCTGTTATTCTGGTAGAGAGCCAGATTGACGAAGCGGACACCGCTAAGATGTTCAACTATGTTCAGGAAGCCCTTAACGAAGGAGGAGTTACTGTCGAAGGTATTACCTACAAGGTGATGGACTCTCTTACTTACTTTGACCTTTACGAGACCGAAACGGATGAGGATGAGTGAAAATGAAGCAGTAACCCGAGAGATTCTTAAGATTCGAGAAGAGATCGAAGAGAAGATTAAGAATCACAATACGCTAGTCAATGTCGGTATCGTACGGGATTGGCTGACTAGAATTAAGGCGGTTAATAAGTAGTTGGGTGAGGGGCTAGCTTAACTACTAGCCCCTCCCTGTAGAGGAGATTATGCATCCTAATACTAAAGTAATTTCTGATGAACTTGCCTGTGCCTGTGGTAAGAAGAAAAGTTTCCTCACTCAAGAGGATGCTGATTATTATATAGAAGCCAGACCCGACATGCATTTTGTCGGATCTCATATATGTCCTGCTAGTACTGGTGTCTGGCACGTAACGACTCATATTAAAGGCGCACCAAGTAGGTTTAAGTATCTAGAGAAAGAGTTGCATACAGAAATGGCGAATAACTCTAAAACAATTCGTCAGAGAATCACTGACTATATGTGGGATTCCTACCACCGTAATAAGACTACAGAATTTTCCTCTAGTATGGTAGTCTTTGCTGTACAGCAGGAATATCCTCACGCTAAGAAACCGAATATTATGCAGGAAATTTCTAAGGCTAAGAAGGATGGAATTATTGTAAGCCTTAAGAAGCCTGTACCGGATCAGCGTGGCGCAGTTTACTTTACCCTTTCCCGTATCCTTGAAGAAGAGACAGAGCCTACAGTGACCGAAGTTAAGCCCGAAGTTCCTAAGCAGTCTAAGGCTGTACCTACTAATCCCTTCGATAGTGTCCACAAGAAGCTGGATGAGATTTACACTCAGATCGACTCTCTGTCTAAGATTATCCCTGGAGGTTTCCTTAGTGTAGAGGAAAAGCTTAGGCTAAAGGAGCAGACAGAATACGCCCTTATTCGAGGCGAAGTAGTATCAGCGCTTAAATCTGATACTAATCCAGTCACTATCGCGATTAACGAACTTAAGTCCTCGCACGTTACAGTGGATGGAGATAAGCTCGCTGACGTAATTAACGCTAGATTTCAGAATCTTAAGCTAAATGATTCGTTTATCGTTAAGCTCGACGAACAAACCGATAGCGTTATTGATCGTCGACTTGGAGAATACACAGACATTATTCTAGATCGTCTCGATAAGCTGACTGACTCTGACGATTATAGGCGAGGTATCAAGGATGGTATTCGTCTCGCTGTAGAGATGGGGATTAAGCTCGGTGAATAGTCAGTGGCTAGTCATTAGTCCCGGAGGGGGCATCCAGCTCATTAACGGAGATTCTCCACAACCTTCTGAAGATAACTGGGCAGTCTTCGCAGTACATACTGGTAATTTTGGAATCGAGATTAACCGCATCAGCGGAGATAAGGAAGTAGCCTATAATCCAAGAAGGGCGCGATGAGTAATACGAAGAAATGTCGGTGGTGTAAGCGTAAATTTAAACACTGCAAGTGCACTGTCACTAACCCCCTGTAGGCCACATCTAACTATTTGGCGCAACCAGGTAAAAGTTAGGCAAAGTCCCTAATCGATCACCTAAGTGTGATAGGATGGGCGGGTCACTTAAGCTCTATGTTTAAGTGACCTACCGAACTTATCGGCTTAATTAATTGGAGATGTAATGGCTGAGTATGAAATCCCAGATAACTATGAAGACCTTAAGTCCTGGATGGAGGAAAAGGAATCCGAGCAAGCTGAATATCGTCAGCAAATGCCTGAATTGGCTAAGCTCGTCGAATCTCAGAGAAAGATTGAGAATGAACTTAGGGCTCAGCTTAATGAAGTTGCTAGGCAACGTCAGCAATACCAGGATCAGCAGGATCTAATCCGTAAGCAGGTTCGCGCTGACGAAGCGGCTATTATCGCAGCTAAGCGTAAGATTGAAACTTTCGCTTCTGAACGGGCTATTGCTGAACGTCTAGAGCGTGAAGCCGAAGAGTTCGACCGTATTACGGGAACCTATAAGTGGCGAGAATTCGCATTCTCATACCAACTTAGTGGTGCGCGGCGTCTAGCCTCAGCGAGGCGGGGTATTCTTGGAGATAAGCGAGGACTCGGTAAGTCACTGACCTCACTTATTTGGGCAGATATGGTGAGCGCGAAGAGGATTCTAGTATTCGCCCCTGTAGATGTCCTCCAGAACTTTAAGCGTGAGATCGAGCATTGGGTTCCTCATCGTCATGTCGCTGTAGTTGGTGGCATGAATAAGACTCAGCGGGATATGTTCCTTAGACTTTTGGCTGGTCAGGAACAGTATCTCATCCTAATTAACTATGAGGCGTGGCGTAAGGACCCTGAGTTTATTAACCTCCTTGTAGACCTCAAGGCTGACACCGTTATCATTGACGAAGCCCACAATATTAAGAACGTTAGGACATCGGCGTTTCAAGGTATTCGTGACATCGTCTATGGTGTTAACCAGTGCAATATGTGTTACGGAACTCCTGAGCGTATCAAGAATCCTAATGGTACCGGAACTATTATTACTCGATGCTCGGTGTGTTTGCATGAGCCTAATAATTTTGATGATTTCTGTTCAGTGAAGAATGTATTGCCTATGACAGGTACTGCATTTCTTAATAGGCCCGACGATGCTTGGGCTCTACTTTATCTGGTTAACCGTGTACTGTTCCCTAGCCAGAATACTTTTCTTCGAGACTACTGTACTACTAATCCGAATACTGGGCGATGGGTCTTTAGGCCAGGTGGAGAAGAAGCCCTAATCAAGAAGCTCGGATTTAAGTTCGTTAAGCGCGATAAGAATTCTCATGAGGTTAAGTCTGAAGTTAGGACGATGCCTCAGACTATCGTTAAGCATGATATTGAATTTGATAAGTCTCTCTATCCTGATCAGTGGGCAGTGATGGAGCAGATTAAGCACTTCGATGCTATTCTTATGGCTGAGGATGTTAAGCTCGATATTATTGGGCTACTCCCCCAGCTTACTAGGCGTCGTCAGGCTATTACATGGCCTGCGGGTATTAAGATTTTTGAGAAGGACCCTGAGACTGGTCTTAGTACTGGCCGTATTCTTTACGAAGCTCCTGCGACTGAATCCATTAAAATGGATAAGGCGATGGAGATTGCCAGTACCATTGTTAATGAAGAAGAAGACCGTCTCGTTATCTTCTCTCAGTTCAAGGAAGCTCTTAAGGAGTTTGAGCGTAGGTTTAAGAAGCTTGACATTAGCGTGATTCGTTATGATGGAGATACTAGTCGTGATACTGCCCAAGCAGCGCAGCTTGATTTTGATGGGAAGACAGCTCCTAACCATTCCTGGGGTACGGAATGTAATGCTGATTGCGTCAACCACCCTAGTAACAATAGGTACACTGGCCATACTGGCACCTGCCCTGGGTATCGTTGGCAAGTAATTCTGGCTCATTATAAGAAGGGTGGAGTGGGTCTTAACCTTAACGCTGCTCGGCAGGCTATTTTCCTTGACCGTGAATGGAATCCGGGTAAGGAAGACCAGGCCATGGGACGTATTGACCGAATCGATAACCTTACTGACTCGGTAATTCATACGCTGCATGTTAGTGAGTCTATCGATAACTTCATGGATAATCTCATTGAAGAGAAGTCTAAGATGAACGAAGGCTTTGATGAGACTTACTCGGATGTAATGGAAGAGCTTAAGCAGGCTCTTAAGAATGGAGACTTGATGTGAGTAATAACAAGCCTAGTATGTATCTTGAAGACGATGGTGCAGAACCTATCTATGTCTGTAAGAATTCTGATAATACCCTAGATATCGATAACTATAATTTTACTCAATCTGAGGCCCTTAAGTTGGCCAAGTTTATTCAGGAGAATTTTGGTGGCTAGACATAAGAAGATTAAGCCTTCGTTTATTGATCTGATTAAGGACTGGTTCATTAGTTTTGTCGCTAGGTGACCTGAGTCACAGGTGTCTCTCAAGATTCATTCGAATGAGATTCGGACATACCGGTTAAGGGGTTTGCTCCGCAGCTCATTTTGGGTACACTAGGGATAGGAAGTCAGGGGCGCCTACCCCCCGTTCCCCTGACTTCCCTACAAAGGTTTCTGCTATTGAATTAGCAGAGTATAGCCGGGGTAATTAATTGTCGCCACGTTAATAGTGGGAGACTCTAAGAGAGTCAGATTAATTACCCCCATATTGGTCTAGATGTGGTAACCTTGCATCGGAATGGTTAGCTAACCGGGCGCCGAAGTTAGCTGATTTGATAACCGACAGCCGTTATAGCATTTAGCCAAGATCAATCCCCAGTGTGCTCGCCCTACACTGGGGATTTTATTTTGTCTGGAGGTCAAGATGTGAAGATTATTCTAGAACCTAGCGACTATGATCCACGTATCTATAGACTAACACTTGATTTTACTGGCTATCCTGTTGACTGTAAATGGTTCCCACTCTATGGAAAGTATTCGCAGCATCGGAATCATGAAGTTCCTAATAAACTTCTAGATGAACTATTAGTTGCTATTAAACTACGTCGAGTTAGTGGTTGGTCTGTAGATTGGGATTGGGTACGATCTCGACGTAACAGGCGAATTAATATTTATTATACAATGGTTATTTCGGATAGATGGAATAAACGTAATGATGTGGGTTGATTATTACATCCGTGAATCGACGCACCATGAAGTATCTATTGAGGGTCTAAAGGCTGAATGTCTAGCATGCGAATTTACTGAATACGCCCCTACTATGGACGATGTTTACGTCCTTAAGGAGATTCACGAAAGTGCTCACTAAGGGAATAATTATCGCAGATGAAATTGAAAGGCGAATTCGCGAAAATGAGTGGCCAGATGGTAGGATACCTACAGTGAAGGAGTTTGTAGCCGAATACTCTACTTCTAATAGAACCATCGCTCAGTCATTTGAAGCGCTTAAGGCGCGTAATCTTATCTACACTCGGCCCGGTAAGGGAGCGTTTGTAATGAAGGGAATCGTTAAGTGAAGGTCTTTATCATCACCTTTAAGTCTGTAGACTTCCAGGATCTTACTTGCGTCGAGCGCGCTGAAACTTCTGGTGACGCTCTCCGTAGTATTATGTCAGTCTGGGGTCCTCCGGCTGAAATTACTGACGTAAAGATTACTCCTGTAGAGCTGTTCCAGATTAACCTGGACGATCCAGACTCTCAGCTTGAGGTTATTTAAGAACGGAGTTAATGAGCTGTACCCCCTGTAGGCTTGGTCGTAAATGGGAGTGTGATGATAATGGAAACTGCAACAATTCTGTCAACAATGTTTCTGATGTTTATTCTTCTGATGCTGACACTACTAGTAGTAGTTTCGAGTCAGATTCGGAACGAACTAATCAAGATGAATCGGAACCGGTCAGAATCATTGGCGGACAAGGATATCGACCAGACTCGGCACTAAGAGATCAGCAATCTACAGGGCGTAAGCGCGCTGCTAAAATGTATCCACTAGATAAGGATGCAGATTGTGAATGGAAAACCTCCAAGAATTGCGGCGGAGGAAATAATCCCATTGTGGGATGCCTTGACGGAAAACAACAAGCTCGCCATCATGGACCTGATAAAAATACTCTCAATAACGACTCCGGTAACGTTCACAGGATCTGTCACAGCTGTCACAATAACTGGCATGCCGCAAACGATGACGGTTACGTTTGGGGATCAGTTTATCCCAATCATTCTCCTGTAGAAGCTAATTTTGTTGAAATTGCCACAGAACAAGTTAGGCGTTCTGGGGTTAAATTGAAGAACGTGGAGGATTAATAGGTGGTACCTAAGAAGGCTAGTGATTATGAAAAGGAGAAGTGCTATACCGGCAAAAGCTGGAGTAAACAACACAAGAAGCACGACTGTCGTTATCTTAAAAATAGAGAGGTGATTGAAACTAATAGAAGGGAGGCGTATCAAAAAGGCGCTACACAAATTTGTGTTTATTGCTGGTACGACTAGACAGACTTAGTCGTTTCCAGTATAATAGATTAAGCCTACAGGGAGAGTATTCGTCAACCCCCGCCTATATTCTCCCTGTAGGCCAAATTTTAAATCTCTTTGGCAACCAAGGATTATATGACTATTATTTATAGTAACCCTGGTGAGTACCTACCAATTAATACTGCACGGGAACACTTGTGTGGGTACTACAACCAAAAGCGTGGTTGCGTCAATGCCGAGATTCTGGTTGACTCCAAGACCGGCCATCAGGTATGCTCTGGCTGTGACAGAGTCTTGTCTAGAAGTGGTCTACGCCTGTGCGATATTTGTGAATGCCAGTTTATTGATTTGACACAATATTATGATCCTAAATATGAAGTTAACTGTACGAGGTGCGTGAATAAATATGGTCTATAAAGTTTCGACTTCCGAAGTATCGACTTATCTCACATGTAAGCAGCGTTGGATGTATGCTCATCATCCTTCGTATAATTTGGAGCCTAGGACTCTCGGTGTCGCTTTGTCCCGAGGTCTTTATGGTCATAAGGCTCTAGAGATTTACTACAGTGAGATTCTTAAGGGAACTTTGGAATCTGACGCACGACAGGCTTCCCAAGAATATTTGGTTAAAGAAGCGATGAAGGCTATGATGGTTGGGGATGGTGCTAAGTCCCTAATGATCAGTAGCCTAGGCATTGTCATTGGTAATTATTTCGACCAGGCACTATATATCCTGGACGAATATAATCTTCTGGGCGTTGAGCAGCTTATGCTAGCTCCGCTTACAGATGAGATTACCTTTGCAGGTCGAGTAGACCTTGCTCTTGAAGAAAAGAAGGGCTCCTACAGGGGGTATATTGTCCCCTTCGACCACAAGTTTTCTTATAACTTCTGGCCTGAAATGCCTATCCTGATGAATGCCCAGATTTCTAACTATATCTGGTCATATCTTGCTAATGGCTATAGGTCGCGTCGAGGGATTATTAACCAGCTTCGGTATCGTGAAACCGCAGTAGATTCCTTCAAGCAGGAGAACGTTCCCACTAATACTCCGATGCGTGAAACTCTGATTAAGAATCACGTAATCGCAGCTAAGGATATCGTTGCGCTTAAGAAGATCCCCACTGTAGATGTAGAACGTGGGGTAACGCGATCAGTTTCTAAGTTTAACTGTGAATATTGCCCGTTTGCTAAGCTCTGTCATACGGAATTGACGGGACAGGATTCTTCTAGTATGATTCAAGCGAACTATCGTAAGAATTCCTATGGTTACGACTCTGTATTGGACATTGAATAATGGATAGCTTGAAGAAGATTAAGAATTTGATTCTAGGATTGGAAGAACATATAGACTACGATCCAGATATTGAGTCTGTACCTGTAGAAAGGGTTCGCGCTCTCATTTCGGATATTAAGAAGGTTATTGCTGATGAGTCTACTTGATGACGCAACCCCTGTAGGGGAAGTTCCTAAGCATCTTATTAGCGTTCTTTATGGCCCTCCAGGTGTAGGTAAGACTATCGCCCTGGCTCGTACCGCTAATAAGACACTTCTTCTTACGGATGAGCGAGCACATGTTTCGCTTAGTAATTTCCCTGAACTGAATGTGCGAGTAATTCAGTTTAAGAACTATGACCATGTAACGGGGATTGTTCGAGAGCTTTATGGAGGTGACCATGATTATGATCATCTCATGATTGATACTTTCGACGGTCTTATCCGTAAGAAGCTCAAAGAACAAAGGGAAACAATTCAATTCACTCGTCATAAGCAGACGAATGATATCAACTCCCTCGAAGACTACAATCTTCTCAATAACCACATGTTCGATTTTATCGGACGGCTTGCTAAACTTCCACTTAGTGTAAGTCTTACTAGTCACGATCGTATTCCTGACCAGCAGGCTTACGTTAAGGGGGATAGGCTACTACGGCCTAGTATTCCGTTTAGGATTTTCGAGTGCCTAAACGGCTATGCAAACGTAGTCGGCTATATGCAAATGGGTCAAAAAGGTCGAGTAATTAGTCTTCAAGCTAACCGTGAGCACGAAGCTAAGAATCACCTCCGTATGGAGCCCATGGTAAGTGACGATAACTTCGTCGAGACAATTCGGAACTGGAAGGGTATTTAATTATGTCTGAGTCTTGGTTCGAGGGTAGCGACGTCGACGACATTCCCGACAACCCTAACGAGCTTCCTAACAACACATATAAGTTCCGGATTACTGCTGCACAGCACCGTCCGACTAAGGATAACTCTAAGACTGGTATTACCTTTAAGTACCAGATCGTAGAAGGTTCCTGGTCTACTTTCTTCCCTCTTGTAGACTGGGTTCGTACTCCGGAAGCATCTATGCCGCAGGATGAAAAGCAGCGTCTTCTTTCTTACCTTAAGATGCGGCTTATGGCATTTGGTTTCGACATGGGAGAAATCCAGAGCTTCGGTCCTAGCGCTCTCGATAAGTGCCTTAATCGGGAATTCTGGGGTACTACTAACTCTAGGAAGAACGAGGACGGTTCGGTTAATATCAAGGTAGTTACTTTCGCTCCAATTTCGGATGGAGTAGTCGACTTCCCTGATAATTTCTAATGGCTCCTGAATAGTAAAAGGGGCTCCTGAGATCACGGCGGGTCTCAGGGGCCTCTTTATCTACAGGTGTTTGTTGATTAAGAAAGAAGGTAAATGATTTGTTCTCCCTGTAGGGAAAAGAAGCATAAGTATTGTGTCAATATTATGATTGATCGAATTGTTAAACGCTCTGAACCTATTAGATCTTGTGCTTGTCAACATAAGGCGTCATGGAACTTTTCCGTAAGTAAGAACGAGGGTAGCAATGGGGACAGTACGAAGTCTTAATCCTACGCAAGGGCTAGGGGAGTTCTTGAGCTTCCTTTACGGCGAGGAAGAAGGCTACGTTCATGTGCCTATCAAGAATCCAGAAACTGATAAATATGAGTATGACTTCTTCTTTAAGTGGCCAGCTCAGCGTCAGGATATTATTGAGCATGTAGCCAGACATTCCAAGAGTGTTGAAGTATATATCACTCCTGGAATGTTTAAAACTCAGAGTTCTAGTGTTGCAGAATCTCATGGAAGTTATGTTGCCTGGTGTGATTTTGATGGCAATGTACCTTCACTAGAGGAACTTAAAGAACTCCACGTACCGATGCCTACGCTAAGGGTTCAATCTTCTGTCCCTGGGCGCGAGCATTGGTATTGGCGTTATGACCAATTTAATAACGATATCGCCGCAGCTCAGGGTATTAACAAGGCGATCTGCTACGCATTTGGTGCTGACTTTGCATGGGACATGGGGCATAGTCTCCGCCCTGTAGGCTCAATTAATCATAAGCGTGGCGGAGTTCCTGTAGTTATCAAATCCCACAACACTACCAGTTATAGGATCGAGGACTTTGGTGAAATTCCAATTCCTCAAGATAGCTACAATGTAGAGCAGTTCCGTAAGGAGCAGATTCCTAATCCTCTAAAGACTATTATGAAACGTGGTCCTTGGAGCGATGAAGCTGCGGAACTCTTTAATACCTATAAAATTGCAGAAGGGAATAGATCTAGTGCTCTAACTAAATTTGCGTATCTTTGCCTTGAGCATGGGCTAGATAATAGCGAAGCCTATTCGCTTGTTCAATGGGTTGATAAGCGCTGGAGAAAGTTTGCCGATAGGTACAACAAGGAGAAGTATTACGTTGATCTTATTAATTACGCTCGTCAGAAAGTACCATACGAAGGTATCAAGGATGTAACGGTACTTGCTGATGAGCTTAAACTTTATGACTGGGATGAGATCGTTGAGTATGTAGATAGTACTGAATGGATTATTCCGGGTATCCTCCCTGCTAAGGGTAAGTTGTTTATTGTTGGTAGATCTGGTACTGGTAAGACTACACTAGCACTTGGTCTAACTTCTCACCTTGCTCTTAGTAAGAAGCATCTTAATTGGGAGAGTCCTTCTCCTGAGCCAAAGAAGATTCTATTCTTGTCTCTTGAGATGCTTGTAGAATCTCTCACAGAATTTTGGAATCCACTTAATCAGAATTTTTCTACAGAGGAGCAATCCCAGCTAAAGAAGTATTTTAAGACATACGCTAGTCCTGAGAAGATTAAGTTTTATAAGCCTGAGAGTCCAATGATGGGTAAGTTTCTCCGGACTCTTGAGAATCATAAGCCTGATGTTATTCTAGTTGACTCAGCTTCTTTCTCTCTCGCTTCGAATCTGTCTAACCAGGAAGAAATTACTAAGGCTATTGAAACTCTAGACCAGATTCAGGATCGTTACGACTGTTCATTTATCTTTATTCACCATTCACGTAAGGAACCGCCTAATCATGGATATAAGGAAGCTGATCTGGATGATGTTTTCGGAAGTGCTTTTATTGCTGCCTCTGCTAGTAGTATTATTTCGTTGAAGCCTGCTAAGGACTACAGCGATAAGAACCAAATTATGGATCTCAAGTATCTCAAGGTTCGATTCCAAGGTGCTAATGAAGGCTTCTCCGTAGTTATGGACGGGGAGCGTCGAATCTTTAATAAGCCTACAGCGGGAGCATTGCCGCCGCCTAGGAAATCTAAGGAAGAATCTAGTGACGACGGAAATCGTTCTTTCTTCTCCATCTGAGTTTATTAGTATTGCTCTACTAGACCCCTGGCTCGCGCTAGATACTGAAACAACCGGTAAGGATATTCGTAGCGGTGAAGGCTATTGTGTAGGAATCTCAGCAGCCTGTAGGTCCGGAGAAATTATTCATACGGCTTACTTCCCTGTAGGCCATCACGAAGGTAATATCGATCCAGAACTTCTAGCACTACTTATTGGATTGATTAAGTCTCGTGATAAGCTCTTCATGCATAATGCTAAGTTCGACCTGATTAGCTTCGAGACTGCTGGAATCGATCTTAGTGGTTTGAAGTGGTATTGTACTATGCGCATGGCTCATATGCTCAACGAGAATCTAAACATGAATCAATATGGTCTCGATTGGCTAGCGCGGTACGAACTAAAGATCCCAGGTAAGGATAAAACGCATGACTTCCGGCCTATTTGGAAGATGGGATTGGGGAATATGATCCCTGTAGAGGAAATGGAAGAATATGCCGCCAGGGACGCTGGTATTCTTTACCTATTGTTTGAGCGTCTATACCCTATGTTTGTAAAGTCAGGTTTTGATGGAAGCGAAGTGTCAGAAGTGCGGTAACTTCTTTAATCAAAGAGATATTTTCGTTACTTACGAAGCATTCTATTGTCCTGAGTGTATTCCAAAGGACGCTTCTAAGCGATTTATAAGTCTAGATATATCGTGGACAGGGCTAAATGCTCTCCTCGATTATATTGACGGTAATGCCACTGTAGACCAGTTGATGATAATTGATTCTATGACAGAGGCTATCCGTAAAAAGATGATGGTAGTTCTAAGGGAGATGATTACTAAAGGTGGCGAAGTTCAAGAGTCCGATTCCGAACCTTTGGGAACGGGAGATGACTAATATTGAAATTTTCAACCTTATGGAAAAGAGAGGGGTACTTATTGACAAGGAAGTTTGTCTACAGGAAATCGCTGTAGGCGAAGGACGTATGCATCAGCTACGTAAGAGCCTTGATGGTATGAATCCTTTGTCGCATAAGGATCTCAAGATTCTCCTTGTAGACCAGATGAAACTTCCTGTCGTTAAGAGGACTCCTAATGGAGCACCTTCTTTTGATAAGGAAGCGATGAAGGAATATGAACAGATTCTTGAGAATAACGAAGATTATAACAAAGGGCCCTGGGGATCAGTAGCCGCTAATATCCTTGAATATCGCGGGTGGAATATCACCCTAGGTCTTTGTTATCGTAAATTTGTGGAGATGGTTAGTCCAGATGGACGGCTACGATGCGATTATTGGTTGCATGGTACTAAGACGTCGAGATGTAGTTGTCACAGTCCTAATCTACAGCAAACGCCAAAAGAAACTGCCAAGGTTTGGAATCGAAATATCAAGAGGGCGTTCCGTGCTAGTCCGGGTTATTCACTAATGCAGGTTGACTTTAGCCAGGGAGAAATGCGTCTGGCTAGTGGCTATGCTAAGCAAGATAACCTTATCCAGACCTTCACCACTGGACGTGATATGTGGGGCGATATGGTCGCTGCGCTAGGACGTCCAAAAGCTAAATGTAAGACACTTACTTACGCTAAGATGTATGGTGCTCAACGTAATAAGTTGAAGCTAATTCTAGGTGGTGATGATCCTGATCAGTTTATTACGGACTGGGAAAATTACCACGATAGGATTGTAGCTTTCTCTAAGATAGCTGAAAAGAAAGCACGAGCCCGAGGCCATATTTATTTGTGGACTGGTCGTATGCGTCATCTTAATTTTGATGGCGGACCACGACTCGCTTTTAATAGTCTCCTACAGGGAGGGCTAGCCGAAATCGTTAAGAGCGCTATGATTAGGCTCTACAGGGAAGTTGATGGTGAAGAATGTCGTATGCTTCTTATGGTTCACGACTCAGTAATCTTTGAAATTAAGACTGAGTATCTAATGCAGTATACTGAACTTATTAAGAAGACCATGAGTCGAGTTACTGACGAAATTGACTTCGGAGTTCCCTTCGATGTAGAAGAAGAAATGTGGGGAGTAGATGCCGCTTAAAAGATGTGATTGGTGTGGTAATGAACAAGGTTCTAGTAAATGCGAGGAGGCTGCTATTCTAGACAGTAACAAGTACCTAGATCGATATGTAAAATGTTTTGCTTGTCAAGAGTTGCACCTTCCAGAAAATACAGAAGAACATGAAATCTCGGAAAGTCGATGGGCAGTAGTTTGTAAGCCATGTGTTGAAACTCTAGAGTTGGGTGCGGGTAAATAATGCCGCCTAGTATTTTTGATAGTGACCCTCCTCCAGAGTATGACATGGATGGGTTTGTAATCGAAGATGATAGTGATGAAGATCCGCCAATTTTCTATCCTCTGACTGGTTTTGATCTGTCAATATTGAAGAAGTATGTTAAGGAGCCTGATTATGAGGGGTAAGATCCTTACTCATAACGAATTGGTTGAGCACCTTGAGGAGTTGACTGCTAAGGTTAAGTCAGGTGCTTGTCTTGAGGGAACGATTAGTTGGAATAATGGAGGTGACAAGTACTATGATGTGGTTGCATTCGCTAGGGTAACAAATTCTTTTGGACAAGAAGATGCATTTCTAATTGGGGAATTGGAAGTTTAATGCAACGTAGAGAATGGGACGGCTTCAATCTAGCTCAATTCCTAACCGAAAACGGTATGACTCCTCAAGTAGCGTCTAGACGTATTGGAGAAGTTAACCGATCCTATATTAGGGCTATCGCGTCAGGCTACGATGATCTTTCTAAGATGGATCTTTACGACGAAGAGACGCGTAAGTTTTACGAGAGAGTTGCTCAAGAACTGATGCATATTGGAACTAGAGGTAATTAATGTTCATTGCGATTGATCCGGGTAAGAATACCGGAGTAGCTACTTTTAATTCAGACGGTAGCGACCTAGCTAAATACGTATTTCAAGAGGATTCATTCCGTTTGTTTATGCTAGGTCTCTTGCATATTGAAGGTTCAGTTACCTTTATCCTTGAAGATTTCAAACTCGTTAAGGGTAAGGCTCTAGAACAAACTGGTTCAGATATGCCAGCTCCACGTATTATTGGGGCTATGCAGATGGTTGATACAATTCTGGGTAAGAATTCTGAAATTGTATATGTCCAACCTGGTAATCTAAGAACAGCTCTTAAGTGGGCTGGATATTCTGAACTTGCTAACAAGCCTTACGGTTGGCATTGTCCGGATGATCTGTCTGCTTATGCTCATGGTGTAATGTATCTTATTCAGCAGAAGCTTAGGCCACATCCTATTTTTGCTGCTTATAAAAAGAATGAAGGCTAGTGTAAATGCCTCCTCGTCGCAAGAAGACTAATGAAGTAGACAGAATGCGTCTCCTGGCTAAGAAGCTAGGAATGAACGTAGATAATCTACTTGAAGAAGTTCCACTAACTGAAGTGGGAGCAGAGGCAGTTATACGGCATGAAATTGAAGCCGAATCGGTACTGTTTTATATCGAAACTAAGGGCAAGGGTTTCGAGCAAAAAACATGTGCCAATCCTAACTGTGCCGGACTATTTCTTCACATGTATTCGGCAGTTAAATACTGTTCTGATGCATGTAGGGCATGGGCACTGGCCCAAGTAGGTATTATTTGGAACTTCCATCGACGTCCTATGAGTCAACGTTGGAATGCTAAGGGAAAGGGATACGTACCAAAGATTATTGGAGTCGAAGCTACGGCCGCACTTGTTGAAGCTGGTTACGTCGAAATTGACGAGGAACAATACGAGCGCGAGATTCCTTATGATCCCGACTTTAAGCTAGAGGATCATTACGAACCCCCTGTAGACGAACAAGAAATTATTGAGGCTGAGGAAAGGTTGAGGGAACTTAAGAATGGATAACGATGATAAGCTTATCGTTGATGAACTTAATCTACCTTGGTCAGATGAAGAATTTCTAAGAGCTTTCTTCACAGCAGTAAACGCACCAGATTATATTGAAAGTGCTAGTAAGACCCGAGACCTAGTAGAGCTTGTTAGAACTCGCACAGCGGAGGAACTTTTCTAATGGCTGAACTTGGAACTAGATTCGATGACTTTCTAGAGATGCTTAGAACTTCCGAAAGTACTGGTGGTTCTAATCCAGATGTAGAGGTTATTATCCGAGATGAGGATGGAATTGATTATCGAATTGCTGATGTAAAATATGATCCGGGTATCGGAATGATCACTCTAGAATTCGATCACGACAATATTCAATAGCACCAACTAAGAAGCCCCCTAGTCGGTTAAGACTAGGGGGCTTTCTTATGCCTTAAGCGTGAAATTGTATATTCCAGATTCGATAGCGTCGCCACGCAACATATCTATATAGGACTTAGAGAACAATCTTTCTCTCTCCTTATCAGTAGTTCCACCCCATATGCCTTTTACATTATACAAAAGTGCATATTCAAGACACGCGGCCTTTACAGGACAGCGTTCACAGAATGATTTATAAGCTCCACGAGCAAAAGTAGGCTCATCTTCGAAGAATATTGCCGATGGTGCACCTATACATAGTGCATTCTTTTGCCATGATAGTTGTTGCTCATCGTTCATGTATCCAACCATAGCGGCCCCCCGCCTTAGTACCGTTAGACACTACGTGAAGCTAGGAGGATTCACCCGATCGGATTAATGATTGAGCGGTAGAAATTGAGTACAAAGGTAAACAACTATACCACCCACTACCGAGAAAATCAAGTCCTGAAACCTAATATTCTTCTGGGTTACCGAACCCTCAAAATCATCCATTCTATTATTAATTTGTTCTACTTCTCGTCTCATAGCTCTCAGATGCAAAGCAATTTCTCTATTACTTTCAGGAATTTCAAGGCCATCATCTATCACTGAGCCCCTTACATCTTACTAAGTACAGACTGCCAATACTCATAAAGGCTAGGATAACCACCAGCTTGAGTAGTTCTGGAGTGCATGTTCTTAACAGAACCTTCTCCACCGTACCAAGCTACTGCCGCTCCCGCAGCTCCATACTTCTTAAGATAATTACCAAGTTGCCATTTAGCAATAGCATCTTGAATAGCCGGATTATTAAGAAATTCACTACGACTTACGTCTCGACCTAGAGCACGTCTATCCCATTCGGAACCACCAAAGATATTGAATGGCATAATTTGATAGCCACCCATCGCGCCAGAGTCTCTATTAATAACCTGATAATCTCCATTAGACTCTTGACCCCGGATAGCGCGCATAAGGCGACCCAGCTCATCTCCTCCAAGATTACTCCCTGTAGAGGAATATCCTTGGTTGCTGGGCAAATTAATATTAATATTTTGAGGCTTTACAGGGTTAAGTTTAGGTTTGACACTAAAATTTCCTTGACTAGAGATACGTTGCAACTCATTAAGAAAACTATTAGTATCTACCATGGTCTCACCGCCTGAACAGCTCCGCCATTATTATTAAGAGGTTGAACTTTAATTCCTGCTCGGCTATTAAGAGCTGAAATTACCTGACCATTTCCAATATAAATAGATACGTGACTCAGGCTACCAATACCATTAGGATCTCTGGCACCAGTATGGTAGAACACTAGATCCCCTGGCAAGAGGTTACCCAAAGAAACTCGTTTTCCTGCCTTAGCTTGCTCATAGGTTGAACGGGGTAGGCTCACCCCTAGCCTTTTATAAATGGACTGGACCAATCCACTACAGTCTACACCTTGGTTTAGGTTAGTGCCACCCCATACGTAAGGAATTCCTTTCTTCATTGCGTCCATAGCAGCAGATACAGCGCGGGCCCCTATATTACCACTAGAAGCCCCTGGTGCCAAGTTGGTTGTAAATCCTGCTGACATTTCTTGCTGGTTCTGCAATTGTTGCCAAGTAGCTTTAGATTCCGCTGTAGCTAGACTTAGCTTTCCTCGGTTGGAAATACTCTCAATCTGCGAATTAAACTGAGGAGTGAAATTTGTAGTTTTATCTCGGACAATTCCGTATTGGTCTACAGGGATTTGACCCGCAGCCTTCTCGGCATAATCACTAGCTAGTTCAGTGGTCTTCTTAGACTTATTAGTAGTGTACTCAGTAATCGCAGAGTTTTTACGAGTCTGTAGCCAATCTGGAATAGCGGAGCCAAATGAAGTTCTATTTCCTACAGGGGGGTTAAGAACAGGAGTGTTATTGTTAGCTGATAGCGGATTAACCATCTTCCTGTTCATCATTGTATTTTTATACGTCTTTAGAAAATCATCAACACTCACGGCCTCCTACTCTTCAGATACTCGCGCAGATCAAATTCTGCCGACTTCTGATATGGACCTGTATTCTGAGCACCCAGCGCGCTGATGAGGTTAATTATGTTCTGCATGTTGTACCCAGAACTGTTCTCTTTAACCGTATCCGAGGTTCCAAATTCACCTGTGATTCGGCCGGCGTGACTTAGTCCTGGGGTCTGCTTAATTAGGTAGTCAGTATCTGTTATCCCACCAATAGGAGCCCCACTTTGTGAATCTCTCCCTGTAGACAATTCAATAGGAATTCTCGCCGCAGGATTAAGCATACCCATTGCCATCTTACCAGGATTATTAAGCTGAGCAACGGTATCCAAAGTAGGATTACCAGGGTTAACTACTGAATAACCCGGAGTTCCTCCGAGAAATTCAGATACTCCACCGATAAGAGGAAGCTCAGAAGTAGGACTAAATGCAGGTCCAATACCTTTTTCACGAATCCAATCAGGAAACAATTGATCTACAGGGAAGGGATCGGACATAGGTCCACCTTCAGTACCCATCATAAGCTGAGTAGCGTACATCATCTTAGGGTAAACCATTATCTTACCCGGAGTAGCTACCATAGATTCAACAATAAGAGGCAAGGCTTTACGAGTCCAACTATAGAATGGGAACATTCGACGCATAACATTACGTTCAAACTTAGTCAAGTCCATACCATCAGGATGCCATTTACGAACTGTCGCGGCAGCTTCTTGTATAGCCTGTTCAAATGGTTTCTTAGACTTCTTAAGAGCATCAGCATAATGGGCTAGACGAATGTAATGATCGCGCCCCTCACTAATAGTGTGAGCTGCTTTCTGACCCTTGCCTCCGAGAGGCTTAAATCTCTCGAAACCTATAACTGCATCATCAGGAATATCTTCAAGAACTCTAGTAGTAGGCAAAATACCCTGTTGGAAGGCAGTTACGTAAAGCTCATCGTTAGTTATTTGCCGGCCACCACGGGTAGTTAGCGCGATCTGCTTACCACTGGCAGTAGAAGGCAACTTCCCCTGTAGAGCAAGCATTAGTGATTTGGGATCGGTAAGTTCATTAATCCCCTGTAGACCCTCGTATCTTCCCTTCTGGGATTGCATAACCTTGAGAGCAATACCATAAGGACGGGTAGAATTAACTCCACCAAGCCAGTTAAAGTAGGTATCCCCAATAAGATTGCGAATGTGGTGAGAAGGCACATAAATAGTAACTGCTGCCTTCCACTTACTCACAGCCTTATCAAACATCTGCATCTGCTTAGAGTTAGGGGTACTAATCTGCTTCAAATTACGAATGAAAGTGTTAGCTTGTTCCGCAGCATCCGGACCAAAATAAAGATGTCCAAGACGAGGATGGTTTACTCTATGAACGAATTCTCCGTCTCTAACTTTACTACCCCATCTAGCAGCAATTTCATCAAACATAATCTTTTCACGTACAGTATGTTCAACCACATTCTGAATTCTAAACAGGAATTCTAGAGGCTTTTCAATATCCCATTTTTCCCACGAATTAAGCCAACTAGTACCGTCATCAGCTTTCTTAAATTTATACTGCCCAAGACCGAAACGAATCAGATTCTTATTAAGCTCGTCCATAAACAGTTGAGAACGTCCAGCTACAGTATTAGTTTCAGCCATACCTTTACGAAAACCTGAACTACCAAAGAGATTTTCCATAGTTTCAAGAAGCTCTTTAGACAATGCATCTGCTTGGCCTACAGGAGGAATTTTACCCTGAGCACCTTTAAGAGCATCATTCCAAAGATCTGCATCGTTAACATTATATTCTTTAGCTAGACGATTAAGATTTTCAGCTCGACGAGCTACAGTTGATTTAGCAACTGTGGCCTCTCTCAAATAAATAGGCCGCATGTCAACATTCTTGTATGCTGCATTAAATCTAGCTCCCAACCATTCTGGAACTAGCGCAGAACGACCTACTAGTTTACCAAGAGCACTAGGGGTAGGGCCGCCAATAGTTTTATTAATAGCTCTAGTTATAGCAGGTGCACTAGAATAAGTAGCCAACAGCTTAGGAGACACATTAGGATGACTAATAAGCGCTGTAGTATTTAGCTTGTTTCCATTAATTGCACTATCTATTGGATTCTTGGGGGCAAATTCTTCCTTAACCGTTTTAGCAGCTGTTGCTCCGGCGGTAGAACTTCCACCAGCCATACGAGTAATGTCATCAGCTACCTTACTACCAATAGTAATAACTTCGTCTTGACGTGCAGCACTGAGGGGACCATTTTTAATAAGGTCTTCAATACCTTTAGAAGCAGTATCTACACCCTTAATTACATTGGGTGCTTCTACAAGGGCTTCGGCAGCTTTAAATTCTTCAATTCTCTGAACAATAGACGCGTCGAGATTTTTAAGCGCTGCCTCCTCACCGCGCAGAATCTTAGTAAGTAGTGTCGGTTTCATAGCCGCTGCGGCAGGACCAATAGCCTCAAGAACTTGACTAAGTCGAAGCGGGAAAGAAGTAGCTGAGCGATAACCGCTCATAGGTTTCTGACCCTTAGCTATAAACAGATCCTCAGTTTGACGCAAAACATTATGTGCTGCTTCAAAACGCTTAGGAGCAGGAATATCCTTAAGAGCATGCGTAATTTGATTCCACATCTGGACTTGCTGAGATCCAGAATACCTAATAGTTTTCCCTGTAGCAATAGCTTTGTTATAAGCAGTAGGATTGTTAATTCCTACAGGAAGCTTAGTTCCAGTAATCTGAGGATCAAATTTTTCAAATACAATCTTAGCCAAGTTAGCGTCACGAGTCGGATTCTTAGATTTAGGCGCGACAGGGCGTGCACTCTCTACCAATGCAATGTTATCTACATTTTTACTGTTAATCAGATTCTTAGCAGGTACGATATTAGGAAGTTTAAGTGCCTCTGAGTCAGCTCTAATTACCCTCTGTAGAGCCTTGAAAATTTTAGCTCGTTCATCGGGAACAGCCATACGCTTAGCAATATCAGGAATGCTTTGCATATGCTTAACGAATTTGTTAATATTTGTGAGTTTAGCAGCATTACCATTAGGGAATAGTCTCTCAAGGGTAGCATCCGCGTTACCTTTAAGAAGACTGTTCAAAATATTATTAGCAAAATATTTGTTACCTTTGGGCTTCATCAAATCATTAGCAAGTTTAAGTTGCTTATCCGGAGCCCGTGCAGGTATAGTATTTCTAGCCCAGTCATCATATTGTCTAATAGCCTGCGTGGCTGTACCAGATGCCCAGTTACCGAGAATATCATCAAGAGGATCAAGTTCATTAAGTACAGGTGTAGACTTAGTGGTTCTAGTAACATTACCCATAGCCGCAGCAGAACTAGGAAAATTAAACCACTCTGGCACATTAGTAAGAGTACCATCTGAAGTAGCTACCTTATTCTGAACAGAACCAGGTGGCAGCTTAACCGTATAAGACCCTGATTTTCCTACAGTGGGGGTTCTAACAATATCCGAGTTCTTGGCAGCGTCATCTATAGGAGCTTTAAACAAGTCATAGATATTCTTAGAACCGCTAATAATTTCAGGAACTTCAGCTGTAGCCTTAGCAGCCTTAACCGGAGCACCAATAAAGTTAATAGGATCAGCTATCGCGCTAGTTCCGAAACCATAAAGTTTCATGTCTTGGAAGTAATCGTTAATATCTTCGTCTGAAACTTCGACCTTACCAGTACCATGGTTAAAGAAATATTTATCTTCTGGAGCGTCACTAAACTGATTGATTTTCTTATTCATCAGCCTTTGACGTACTTCTTCCCGATTTTCGGGTTTCATAGCGTCTTCGGCTGACATATGTGTATCAAAACGAATTAGAAAATCTCCGAGATACTGCTTATCCATTGGATCGGCAGCAGTCTCACTAGGCGCAAAGGCACCCCGTAGGCCCGTTGCACCGCCTCTCCCGAGTCCCGTGACGTAGCCCCCGATCATTTGGCCCACGTCTTCGATTACTGAATCATTATCCGAACTTTGATGCCCCGCCAATGCGTCATCAGCAGCGTTAGCAACAGCATAAGCAGGAGTACTAAGTAGATCTGTAACTCGACCCCACAAAGTTTGCTGACGCTTAGGGGCTTCCATAGTTCCGTTAGCACCTGGAGTAAAGCCCTTACCCATCAACTCAATAACTGGAGTCTTATTAAATTGTGAATTAGCTAGGATGTTAACAGCTGCTTGAGAGAGGCCAATTCGATTTCTAATTTGTTCTACAGGGAGTTGTCCGCTAAACATACCACCGAAATTTATCGGCTTATAGCCTTCAAGCATAAGGGTCCTCGTCATTCTCCTTGTCTACAGGAGATACAAACTGACGACCAATAATTGTTCCAGCAACAATTAGAAGGTTAGTAATCATTGCCGTGTCAATCTCTCCTCCCTGTAGATAAGATTGGATAGTCTGGAGAACAACTATAGTAGCGCCAATCCAGGCGATAGGCTCCTTAGAAAACGAATACTTATTCATCGCATCTTCCCTTGATAAGCCATGAGAGCCATAATAGCATTATTAATATCTGCACTACTATACTGCGTACCTGAGAGTGGAGTATTACCACCCTGCATCTGTTCTATAAGCATTTGCCTAAGATATGCATCGTTAACCTTATTCATAATAGGCTTACCATACATGTCCTTCTGACCCGAATCATATTTACCAGCGATAACGTTAGGGTTAGCCATCAATTCATCGATCTCACCCATAACAGCATTGGAGCTAAAAGTATCTCCTCCGCCATAAAGTTCACCAAGAACATTAGAAGCGCCAGCGGGACCGTTAGTACCCTTAAACAAAGAACCAAACGGACTAGAAGCCTGAGAATCTTTTTGAGCCATTTGCTGCATCTTCAGTTGAAGATTAAACATATCCATCATACGATTGTATTCTTTTTCTTCTTGCGAAGCTATACGTTCTTGATCCTGTTGCTGAAGTTGAGCAATAGCCGCTGAAATAGCCGATTCTTTACCGGCTTCATAACCACCGAGCTTAGCATTAGCACCCTGTAGATATTCTTCTAGTTGTGCACCAATATCATTAGAAGCATTAATACCTGCAAGACGTGTGTTATTTGAAGTCTGCTGGTTATAAGCCTGATCAGACTTAGTCATTTCCCGGAGAGCCTGTAGAGCGGCTGTTTCATCCGATTGGCTCTGCTGCTGGAAATAAGCTTGGTCTTCCATAGCTTGCTGAGATGCTTCGGGAGCTGCCGCCTGTATACCGAGCTGCTTATAAAGTGCATTCTGCTGTTCAGCATTCTTAGAGTATTCCTGCTGAAGAATTTCCTGAGTGGCATCGTATTGACCTTGTGCTTCTTTAGAAGCTGCGGCCATTTGAGCTGTAATTTCAGGCAACTGTGCAGCAATGTTAGCAGCTTCATCGCTATACATTTGCTTTACAGTGTCTTGATTCTTACCCGCGCGCTTTTTAGTGCCTGAAATCTCAGCCTTAAGTTGTTCAATAAGTGGATCATATTGAGCACCTACAGAGCCGTAAGCCTGCTGCTTAATAGTTTCATAAGGAGTTGCACCAACATTAATGTTCTGAATCTGATTAAGCAACTGACCCAGGGGATCATTCATAGAAGGAAGACCAGCAGCAACTCGGGCTTGATCCGCCCTATTCCTAGCTGCTTTTCTTACTGCTTCTTCCGGATCTCTATTTCTTTGTGCCGCAGCCTGACGTCTAATGGCATCAGCAAGACTACTACCGGTGCCGGAAGTATCCCATCCTCCTGGTTTAGCCATTATTAAAGCCCCAATCCAGCAGCTCGACGCCTAAGTGCATCTTGTCTAGCAGCATCTTTTTCTAGACCAAGCTGACGAAGAAAATTAGTTCTCTGCATAGACAGATCACCGAGCTTGTCTTGCTGTCCTGTAGAAAGATTCTTCATCTTTGCGTTAAAGTCTGTATTATAGTCTCCAAGAGCCTTAGCGAATACACCAGATCTTAGAATACCTCGACCAGCAAAATCATTCTGCTGGTCTACCCTATCCTGATTAGCCTGACGATTCATAGCTCTCTGGGTTTCAGCATAATCACGCTTCTGAATACCTGTTTGGCGTTTATACTGAGTCTCATAGTCTTTCTGAGACTTAAGGTAGTTAGCTAGCTGCTGCTGATAGGTAGTATCCCCGGCAAGCCATTTCTGAGAAGCTGACTTCTTCTTCTTCTTAGCCATAAGCTACTTCTTCTTCTGTCGGCGCTTAATAGCGTCTTTTCTAGCTTCTTCTTTAGCTGCTTTGTCCATATCAGCTTTAGATCGGCCTATCCAATTACCATCAGTTCTACCCTTAGCAACAGTATCTGAAACTCTAGTTAGATCTCTTTGTCCGATAGAATAGGGAATAGCCGCGCCTCTATTACCATCTCCAAAATCGGTATCTACATAACCACCACCAGTTTTAATATAAGATTCTTTCCACTTCTTACCAACTTTAGTCTTATTATAAGAGTCCTTGTTGGTCTTATACAGCTTCATCAAGGCGTCATATTGATTCTTTTTAGTGTTGTCTCTGCTTGGTTCTACAGGTACAGAACCTACAATCTTAGGGCGACTAGGCGTAATTCCGCGACGAACATACTTCTTAAGGTTATTGGGAGGAGTAGAAGCAGCTGTAAAATTCATAGCATTTGCCATTAATTAAACACCCCCTTAGATGTGTAACCGAGAACACTACTATTCATTGGATTCCCTGTAGACTGACCTTTCATCCTACGCATAATCGCATTCTTACGAGACTGTGCACGATTATCGCGTTCGTTGTACCCCTGTAGACTATTTACAGCGCCCACATTAGGAGCGTTTCTACCTGCTCCATAGGATTTATTACCTGCCGAATAAGGATTGAAAATCTTACCACTGACAGGTGTTGGTACCTGCTTATTCCCGAAGAAGTCCACTATGTTCATTAGTTCACCGCCTTTGGTACCAACTGCTTACCAGAAACAAACGCTGTAACAGTATAAAGAGATGCAGGGCCATCAGTAATATTGCCTACAGTGATCATCTCTATTTTAAATTGAAGAAGCCTAAACCTAAGAGATTTAGGAAATCTGATAAATTTAATCTGTTTACCAGTATTATCTGTCGTCTGAACAATTCCAGGAATATCTGTGAGTGGATAATCCCATGTATTTAGATCATGCCAGTGATACAGATGAAGTTGTAGCCACGTAGTTTTATACGCTGCTGAAAACGGAAACAGGGTTCCAGTTACGTTCCTTGCAGTATAGCAGTTGATACCCCAGTGCATCAAGCGCTTGAATCTATGACTGATGCCTATATCGAATTGTTTGGTAATCATAGTCAAAGAGATATCTACAGGGGAAGGCGTAATATCACCATCCTCTGTATTGTCTTCATCATAGATATCTTCCATTTGAAATATCTTGAAGTAACGTTTCCATGCTGTAGTTACTCCAGATCCACCAGAATCCGGTGTCTTAGCTAGTGTTGATCCTGCTACGTATGTATCAAAACCCCTAAGAAGATCCGTATTAGTATTATCCAGACGCATTATGGGACCTAGATAGGCTATATTAATATCGTTAGAATCCCACCGTGTCCAAGCCCTAAGTCGAAGATGATACACATATAGTTTATTATAAAATCTAACTACTGCTCGATCTCCAACTACTCTAAGCCAGAAAGGATATTTCCACCATTGGCCGCCCATTTCATAATCGTTATCTACAGGGAGAGATTCATCGTATTCAAATGGCAGCTTAACGCTAACTCTGACAAAGTCATAATTAGACATTTCATAAACTTGATTATACTTAAGAACAAATACTGAGTTTTCATATACGTCTACACAACGAGGACCCATCGCGCCAATATCGCCATTAATAGGTTCTAGAATAGCTTGTGCTGGAGATGTGTCGTAAGTCAATACATAAGTAGCGTTATCCTTAAAGATAACCATGTTTCCCTGATAGATTACCAATTCGTTAACGGCATCTCCATCGCCAGGATTAATATCGAAGAAGTTAACACCTGGCCATGCAGCAGAGAAGTTCGCAAGTTCACTGAAGAACAATCGAGAGTTATTAGCCTCATTACGACGACCACTAATCCACAAACGATCCTTGTAAACTACAGATGCGTAACCTACAGGCATCGACGCGATGACAGTTACAACACCTGTAGAGAGGTCATATTTTGCCCCAAGTCCCGTGTTACCAATATCAGGAACCAAATAGATATCATTATCGTATCGATGAGCTTTACTATGTGACCCTGGGGTGATGAGAGCTAGAATACCTGTGTTAGGTCCATCCACATAATAGATATATGAACTAGCAGTACCCGTGTGATTACTATTGATAATGATAAATCGGTAACCCTCAAAGGTGCCCGTACCAATAACTAGCTGATAGGAATCGGGAGGGTCAGAAGCACTAGACGA